TAGATGTACAGAGTGAGGGTTGGCATTTTAATACAGAGAAACATGTACCTTATACACCAGATGCAACCACTGGTCAGATTGTTATAGGATCTGATATCTTACAGATCGATGTAACTAAGCAGTGGACACATAGACAATATGATGTAGTAAGAAGGAATGGTTATCTATATGATAAGCTAGATCACACTGATGATTGGGGTGATCACACCACAGTAGAACTTGATATAACAAAACTCTTTTCTTTCGAAGATCTACCTTCAGTATTTCAAAGATATATAATTGCTAGAGCTTCTACAAGAGCTGCCACTCAGCTTGTAGGTAATCCACAATTAGCACAACTGCTACAACAACAAGAAGGACTTACTAGAGCTGCATGCATGGAGTATGAGTGTAACCAAGGTAACAATACTATGTTTGGATTACCAGAGGATTCAGTCTATACAGGATACAGACCATGGACCACACTGAGGCGTTAAATGGCAGGAATTTCACAAACTATTCCCAACTATTATGGTGGGATATCTGAACAACCAGATCAATTAAAGAATCCAGGACAAGTTAAAGAAGCTTTGAATGTTATACCTGATATTACATATGGTTTATATAAAAGACCTGGTAGTAAAAGGATTATCAGTACTGATCAAGCCAGTGGTGCTTTAACTAATGTACAATCTAATGGATCTTGGTTTCATTACTATCGTGATGAGACAGAAGGATCATACATAGGTCAGATTGCATCTGATGGTACTCCAAGAGTATGGAGATGTTCTGATGCAAAGGAGATGACCATTGCATATGGTAATACAAACAGTGCTACTTCTTCAAATCTTAAATCATATCTAACTCCGAGCTCAGCAACAAACACTGAGGACATACAGTTCTGCACTATTAATGATACAACATTCATTAACAATAGAACTAAAGAAGTTACTATAGATTCAGCTACAACTGCTGCTAGACCACATACTTATGGAGCATATGTAGAGCTATTAAGGACAGAGAATGGTAGGCAGTATGCTTTAAATGTACATGATGGTACTTCAACTGAAACATCTTTGGTTAAAGCTACTAGAGTTAAAATAGAATCCACTACTTTAAGTACAGGTTGGGGTACAGGAAACTGTCCTGGTATAGGTATACAAGTATTTGGTGATGGAGATTATACAGCACAGAGTGGTAAGAAACATTTAGTATTTAGAATTACAACGTTAGGTCAAGTAGGTGATAACCTAGGGGATGACGATGGTAATCCAGGTACTAGTTCTTATCGTTGTGCGTATAGTAAAAATGTAGATTTACTACATGGTGGTGAAGGTTGGGATACTAATGATGAAGTTACTGTTACTTTAGATTCAGCTGCAACTAACTATAACTATACAATTAAAGTAACTGATCATGAAGAAACAAAAGTTAGAGGTACGATTAACAGTGGTGTAAATGGTATTATTAGACCATCCCCTACACCTTGGGATTCTCAAACTTCTGTCAGCCCTGACACAATACTAGGTGGTCTTTATGCTGAACTAGCTGGTACAGGTTTAAGCAGAACAATCATTGGTAATGGTATTTATTTATCTAGTTCCGCTGAATTTCATGTAGAAGTCTGTGACCCTGATTTGATGAGAGTCATGCAACATGAGATCAATGATGTATCCAAATTACCTAGTCAATGTAAGAATGGTTATATTGTTAAGGTTTCTAATAGTCAACAGTCTGAAGAAGATGATTATTATTTAAAATTTGCAGGACAAGGTGGTAAAGATGGTCCTGGTAGTTGGGAAGAATGTGCTAAACCTGGTATTAAAAAGAAGCTCTCTGCAGGTACAATGCCTGTTACTATCCAACGCACAGGTACTACTACATTTACAGTAGATAGATATGTTTGGGATGAGAGGACTGTAGGTGATGATAGAACTAATTCTATACCTACATTCGTTAGTATAAATAATAATCATCCAGACTATAATAATGCAGACGATCTACGATACATAAACAAAGTACTATTCTTCCGAAACAGATTAACATTCTTATCTGGACCAAGTGTTATAACATCACAACCAGGTGACTTTGGGAATTTCTGGTCAGATACTGCTCTAACTGTTAGTGGAATAGATCCTATAGATATATCAATGAGTTCTACGTTACCATCTAAATTATTTGATGGTCTAGAAATTAATGCAGGCTTACTTGTGTTCACTACAAATAGCCAACATCTACTCGCATCTGATGATACTGTCTTTAATCCAGATACTGCTAAGTTAAGAACTATATCAGCTTATAATTATAACAAAATTATACCTCCAATATCTTTAGGTACTACGATTGGGTTCCTAGATAACTCTAACAAATACAGTCGTTTCAATGAGACAGCTAATATTTCTAGAGAAGGACAAGCTATGATTATAGATCAAACGAAAGTAGTACCAACTTTATTACCTAAAGGCATAGATCTCCTAACTAACTCTAGAGAGAATGGTTTGACATTCTTTGCTAAGACAGGAGAAGACATAGTATATGGATTTAAAACTGTAACAGTTGGAGAACAAAGACTTCAATCAGCTTGGTTTAAATGGAAGTTAAATAATCCAATTAAGTATCATTTTGTAGAAGATGATAAGTATTACTTCCTAGATACTGACAATTTCTTACAGAGTATTAACTTAACTCAAAATGATGCTGACCCTAGTATCGATGAAGAAGGTATTAATTATTTAATACATTTAGATAACTGGACTACAGTTCAAGGTGGCTCATATAACAATACAACTAATAAAACTACCTTCACTGATGGCAGTAGTTCTTGTGAATTCACATGGCAATCTAGTGTAACATCACCTAACGGAGATCTAGTAGTTATAGATATAGATTCTGGAACTTCTCGTGTAGGTAAGTACGCACCAGTAACTGTGACTAGTGCTGGTACGTCCTTCACTGTACCTGGAGATTGGTCTAGCTCTACACTATATATAGGTTATCTCTATGATTACCAGGTAGACTTCCCAAGATTATACACAACTAAACAAGTAGGTCAAAATACAGTTGCTGATACTAGTGCCTCCTTAGTACTACATAGACTTAACTTAAGTCTTGGTAAAGTAGGTCTCTATGAAACAACTCTTACTAGAGTGGGTAAAGATCCTTACACAGAGATATATGAATCAACACCCTCTAATCTATATAATGTGTCAGATGCACCTTATGTAGATGAAGTAATTAGAACAATACCTGTTTACGATAAAAATAAAAACGTAGATATAACACTTAAATCCACACACCCCTCACCTTGTACATTAAGATCTATGCAATGGGAAGGGGACTATTCACCTATGTACTATCGGCGTGGCTAATTACATTCACCCAATAACTTTGGAGGCAGCTACTGAAGTTGCCTCTAATCTACGTCCAGAAGACCGCAGAGAGATCGAAGAAGGTCATGGGGTAGATCCATTCACTACTATCATTTCCAAAGCTCAGGAGGGCTCCTGTGTATATTTCAATGTGCCTAACGGCAAGACTGCCGGGATGGCTGGAGTCGAAGATGATGGTATGATATGGATGTTAACAACAGAAGCAATTTACGAGTATCCACTTACATTTGCTAGAGAATCTAAGAGGTATGTTGAAAGACAATCCCATGATCCTCTATGGAATATAATAGATAAACGTAATACTGTCCATTTAAAATTGCTTAAATTTTTAGGCTTTAAATTTTTAGAAGAAATTTTTCACGGACCTAATCATTTACCCTTTATTAAATTTTACAAATGAGTTTTTTTCAACAATTGTTCGACCCTGGAACGTCGGCATATAACGCTAAAGTTAAGGCTGCTAATGCTAAAAGAATGTCATTAGCTATGGGTAGAAATGTTCAATACAAAAATAAAGGTGTAGCTTTTCGATCTGCTCAATGGGGTGCTACTGTTGATAAAAGTATAGCTGATAGTAATGTACTATCTCAAGCTATGCAGAATCAGTATGCTGCATTCCAAGGATTTGAATCGTTTGCTAGAACTAGAGCCGCAGATAGTGGACCTTCAGGTGAAGGATCACGTACTGCTGAACGAGGTAGAACTGCTAATTACATGGCATTACTAGCTAAGAGACAAGACATTGAACATGGTTTAAAGGAATCATTCGGAGCTGCTTATCATGGTCAGTTGCATCAGAATGCTGTAAGGAAACAGAATTCACAACTAGCTGCTAGAGATAAGTTAGGAGTACGTCCAGCAAGAATGGGACTACAAGGTACGAAGAGCACTAACTGGAATACTGCACTATTTAATATGGCTAAGATGGGTGCAAGTTTTTATTCTGGCGGTATGCCAAGTGCAGCTGAACGGGCAAAAGCTAAAGAAAATGATACACCTATTGGGTTCAATTGGCTTAAAGGTTTAGGAAACATATAACAATGGCATTATTTAATCAGGCAACACAATATACCACCGACGTTACTAGTGTAAACAAAGAAATAGCTACAGAAACTGCTGATTCTGCTAAATACTTTGGGCAGTTAATAGCAGCTGAATATGCATACAATTCTCAAGCTGCTAAAACAATGCAGCAGATCGGACCTTTAATAGGTAAGGTTGGATTAGGTGTGCAAGCTCAACGTGAATTAAATGAAGCAAAAGAAGATGCTAAAACATGGGAACTAACTGACGAAGACTTCAACGTAAAATATAAAGGTAAAAGTTTTGAAGACCACTTAGCAGCATCAGAAGCTCAAGCTGCACTAGAACAAACTGCAGGTGCTGAAACAAACAACCCTCTTCTACGTGGGATGTTATGGAACGGTGATCGAGATCGTAAGAATAATAAGAAACTACTTACAGGCATGTCTAAGGACCATGTTAATTGGTTATCTTATGCAGGAGCAAATTTTGAAATTGAATACCCACCAGGTAGCGGTGAATTTATAACACGTGATACCGCCCCTGCTGACGGAAGAGCTTATAACTATGCAGCAGAGGCTATTCGTAGTGTATGGTTAAAGCAAGCTGCAGGTGATGACGAGAACCCTACTAACTTGTACGAACGTCGTAAGTATCTTCATGGACAAATGAAGAAAGACGAAGAAGCTGCAAGACTTAAATGGGTTAACGCACAAGATGTTGCTATCAAAGCTAATGCAAAGTTAGAACGTAATGCTGATTTAAGAGACGACGTAGCTGCTAGAGGTGGTATCGCTATTGAAGACCACATTAAAAAATATGCTGGTGTATATGGTGGATACAAACAAGGAAGAAAAACAACTTTTGATACCCTTGTTGAAGATGCTGAGGCTGGTAATTTTACCCGTGCCCATCTAAAAGGAGTTTATGAGCACATGCTTACAGGTCGTGATGGAGGACAACATAAACTTGGTGAGTATTGGCGTGCAGATTACAACCGACTTCTTGCAGCAGTAACAAAAAAAGAGAAAGAGAATATAGACACTAAAGAACAGATCATAATTAATAGACAAGATAATTGGTCTTTAAAAACTGAACAAGAATGGTTAGATTCTGGTAAGCCTGTTACAGAAGATATGATTGCTGAAAAACTAGAAGAATATAAAAAAGAATTTCCAGGTGAATCTAAGCTACCTGACCTGATAGGTAAATGGTACACAGTAGAAGATCAAGCAGATGATGCAATTGTAAAAGGACTAGAACAAACTATTAAAAATGGTGGTCAAGTACGTGTTGAAGATTTAAAAGGTATAACAGATTTTCAGACCTTAGAAACATGGCGAGGTAAAGCTAAAGATTCTTCTATCTTAGGTCTTAGTACTGCTGACATAGAAAAAAGAGATGGTCGTATTAAAGTACAAGTAGACGCCTATACTAAAGAAGCACATGCCTTAGGTAAGTCCCCTAAATGGCAAGCTAACAAAGAAGGTGCTACTGCATACTTCACTCAACAGTATCAAAAATATATAAAAACTAGTCCTGACAATCCTGCTGGTGCCTTCTCAGAAGCTTGGAAGGATACAAAAGAAGCGATTAAATCTGGGAGTTTTAATGACTATGAAGAAGTAGCTATAGAAGAAAGTACTCAAAGGAATACACAAAAGGCATTGAACGCTTTCAATACAAATCATGAAGTAATAAATACTGCTGTACTGCCTGGTACTAAAGATGCTCTAGCAGAGGTTACTAAGTATGTAGAAACTGATGGACGACAAGGAAGTATACCTGGTATCTATAGAGTATTAGCTAGTCATACAGGTGCTTCACCACTTAAAGTAGCTATGACACAACTTAATTTAGCAGCACAAGCTGATGGAGAATCAGCTCCTAAGACAATAGAAGCTCAAGTAGATAAAGATGTAGAGAGTCAACTATCATTCTCAGATAGGATGTTACTTCTAAAGAAACCTAGTCAAGGTAAGACTAATAGAGTAATACAAAACGCTGAAACATTAGATTGGTTATTAGATCCTTCTAAAAGGTTTGATGATTACGATCATATACTAAGTCCAACTGGTGGGGATGCTCATCTTGAGAAGCCTTTAACAGAGCACACTATTAATGAAGTTGTAAGTTTACTTGAATCAGGATACGAAGCTCCTGGTGCCTATGCATTTACTCCTACTGAATTATTAGAAGCACTACAAGCTACTGGTATATCTGGTGATAGATTATATGATGAAGTAACTCAAGATTTATTAACTCTAAATTTATACAGAGCACATGCAAATAGAAATTATAGAGGAGGTTTCTATAACGAATTAGTTGAATTAACTCCTATACAACTTGAACAAGCAGATGAAATAATTGAGAATATACCACCAAATAATAGAAACGAGAACATACTGAGAGCGTTACACAGCCAAGGCGGTAATGTACCAGTAACTCAATAATTTACTATGGTAAAACAATGCCCGAATATCCAATTGGCATAGACACAACTAAAGTCGATACTGAAGGGCTTGCAGCTGATGCTGCAGAAGTCGGACAGACAATTGATGAAAACAAAAAACGCAGAGAAGCTGAAGCTATAGCTGCAAAAGAGGAACAAGCAGCTGATGCTCAAGCATTTGCTGAACAACAAGATCCCAGGAATGCCAAGAAATGGGGTATCGGTGCTGTAACTAAGGAGTTATCCTCAGCTGTTACAGGCGGTATATCTTCAGCTGCAGGTTCTGTAGCCACTTTCCCTGAACGTACTGTTGATGCGTTATCAGGAGAGATGGCAAAGGTAGGTGTAAAAAACTACCGACCTGACTGGAACCCATTTGTTGACTATGATAACCCTATCGAAACCAAAACATGGTGGGGTGATTTATTAAAGAATGGCATACACTTTGGTGTATTAGCCGCAGGGACTACAGCTGCAATAGCTTACTCTCCAATAGGTGCCGCAGCTGGCGCTACTACAGGTGTCGCAGCTTGGGGAATAAGAGCACTATCTAATGGTTGGGTGAGAGCTGCAGCCGTCGGTGCTGTGTCTGATTTAATATCAGAACAATCAGATAAAGATAATGCACTAGGTACTTTACGTGATCGATACGGATTCATAGACACCCCTATTAGTACCAATGATGATGACCATCCCATCGTTTATAAACTGAAGAATATAGTAGAAGGTATGGGAATCGGTACTATAGCCGACGGTGTCTTCCGTATATTAGGTAAGGGATCAGGTAAAGTAATCAATAAAATTAAAGCACGTAATAAAAGTGTAGCAGATCAAACCGTTGAGATGGGTAGAGAACAACTCAACAGCCCTGAATTTGGTGGTTATAAGAACAAACCTATAGCTGATCCATGGCAAGGTTCTCCAACATCCAAAACATCAATGGATGAAACTATCCAACTTAACAAACGAGTTAACAAGGAATGGGGTGCTGAAGATGGATCAATAGGTTCGGTTACTACACCAGCACAGCTAAGACGTTGGGACTTAGATGATAAAGAATTAAATAGTATTGCTAAAGAACTACTAAGTGCTGACTCTTATAAAGCTTCTATCAGTAGAATCAATCAAGGTCTAAGTACTATGCAAGAAGAGTTTGGTGAGTCATTAGAGATGGCACATAGAACTCTACAAGGTCGTAGTGCTGTAGATGATTCAGCTGCAGAATACTGGGCTGACTTCTTTGCAGAACAAGATTTCTCCTCAGAAGCTGATATGTATAACTGGGTCTCTAAGAACGTTGTTGCGTCTGACCTTGTTATCAGTTCACTCCTTAGAGAGGTACGTGACCTTGGTATAGCAGGTAGAGAAATAGCAGATATAGCAGACTTAGGTGATATAGATGGACCTGCTGCAGCGATCGTAGACAAGATCATGGTAGGTTTAACAGAAGCTAAAAGATCTAGAATCATTGCTTCTAAGAAACTGAGAGATATGAATCTTGGTAATCAAGCAAAACAGAAATTAGTTAAAGAAACCTTAGCAGAAGACGTAGCTAAATCTAAAGAATCAATTAAAACTATCCTTAACTTAGCAGGTAGAAGTGATAATGATGACTTAATGAAGTCACTATTTGAAGTCTTCTCAACCATGAAAGATGTCAACAGTCTTGATGACTTCGATGCATGGGCTAGAGCAACACTTAAAGGTGGAGATGTTAATGGTAAGGTAAGAACAGGAGCTGCAATTAAAGAGCTTCAAGGTGTATTTGTACATAGTGTTCTGAGCGGTCCTAAGACACCGATGAGAGCAATTATGGGTACAAGTACTGCAACGTTCTTACGACCCCTTTCTACAGCCATAGGAGCCACGATGAGGTATCCTTTCAGTGGAGACAGTGCTACCATTAAATCAAGTATGGCATCATTGAATGCTATGATGCAAGCAGTCCCTGAAAGTTTTGATTTATTTAAGACAAAACTCAACTCTTATTGGAGTGGAGATATATCTACAATTAAGACTCGCTTCTCTGAATTAAGTAGAGGTGATGAAAGATGGGATATTCTAAGGAGGTGGTCTGAAAGTCCACAAGCCTCTGCAGGAGATCGTGCTGCATTTCTAATTGGTAATACAGCTAGGCAAATGAACAATAGTAATTTGCTTACATACTCTACTAAGTTAATGGCTGCTACTGACGATGCGTTTACGTATATATTAGGTAGAGCTAAAGCCAGAGAAAAGTCTATGCGTTATGCATTAGATTTACAAGGTAAAGGAAACTTAGCTGAAATTACACCAGATGTACTACGTACTTTTGATGATAAGTTCTATGGTGAGATCTTCGATGCTAATGGTAATATAATTGATGACGCTGTTAATTTTGCTAAACGTGAAGTCACCCTCACACAGGATCTAACAGGATTCTCTAAAGGACTAAATGATGTATTTGAAGCTGCGCCATGGGCTAAACCATTCTTCCTATTTGCTAGAACAGGTGTCAATGGTCTTTCTCTCACAGCAAAACATACTCCAGGTTTTAATTTCCTGGTTAAAGAATTTAATGATATTGCTTTCGCTACAATTGATAATCTAGATGACTTAGCTAAATATGGTATCAACACAGCTGAAGAGTTAGCAAATGCTAAGGCATTGCAAACTGGTCGCTTAGCGATAGGTAGTGGTGTTATCAGTATGGCTGGTTGGTCTTATATGAGTGGTAATCTAACTGGTAATGGTCCGACAGACAGACAGAAACGTCAGATGTGGATCGACTCTGGTTGGCAACCACGTAGTATTAAGTTAGGGGACGTATGGGTTAAGTATGAT